CCCTGTACATACGGCCACGTATGTTTTCGTAATGACGCAAGTTCTTCTTCAAGTTTTCTAATTCTTGGAAGAAGTACCTTACTAATCATAATTTTTAATTCAAATACATCAGTCATCTTACCCTAGGTGCGTTTTTTATCTTTATACACAATAAGATGTCACTCCCACAAGGTAAGCGTGAATTTATAAGAAAGTTAGTAGCGGGTTTAGATAATTTAATGGAAATTACACAAATTGCAAATCAAATTGGGATTAGCCCAAGAAACGAAATAGAAGAATTTATAAAAAAACAATTTCTTGTTCAAACTGATACGGGTGAATATAGTGTAAACAAGGTCGCATTCCGTATGGGTGTCCAGGTCCTAGATTTTGATATATTATCCAAAGTATTGATGCATTTAGACAAACTAAAAATTAAACTTAAAAATGTATTTGATAGGGCGAACCTAAACCCACTCTATTTCGGTCAAGAAGGTATGTTATACGCCAGACTTATTGAGACGGGTGATCTGAAGACTTTTCTTGATCTGATTTTATATTGATACTACCATCATAAGTGACGGGCTTGAAGAAGTCATTGAATGGGCAACCTGGACACCTTCTATGACGTATAGCACAATCGAGCCTGTCAACCTTCTTCATACATGGTTTTTTTCGCGATCGATATGTTCGTCGCCGTCTTCCAATGTTATGAAAACAAATTGGCGTTTGACCAACAGCCAACATATTAATAGAATTAAGAATGATAACTTTATATTATAATATCAACCAAGAGTATATGCAGTATCTTGAATTAAAAAACAAGGCCAAGAAGCAAGGTCTTCGGATCACCAAAACTGTCAAGGGTAAACGTGTGAAGCTCACAGCAAGGGAACTTCGCACCAAAATTAGGATGAACTTTGATAACAGTGTGAAAAATGCACAGAGAGTTATCAGAGTGTGTCAAACTATAGTTGCTCCAACTGTGGTTCGTGCGGGTATTCCCCCACCACCACCACCTCCTCCTCCCCCACCCCAACGGCGACCAGTCGTAAACGCTCGACGCGCTAAACTCATGGCTGAACTGAAAAACGTCCTCAAAAAGAAGGGAATGGTGGCTTAAGTAGGAGGGGTACCACTTTCAGCATATAAAGATTTTATATCAGTACATCGAGCATACGATGGTCCTTTATGTGGTAACTTAACACCTTCTAGTTCAGTTTTTGTATATCTATCCATTTTGATTCCCGGGGGTAATATGAATGATTTACCTGGGGAATCACCGAACCCATTCATAGTCATACTACCGAATTCTTCATCTGGTACGATATCGAAAGTCACAATTGGTTTACCTTTATAATCACACTCTGGATAAACCGTGAGAGCAGCTGCATTCCCAACATTGTCTTCAATATCTTTTATTCTTTTCCTATCCTGTTCTTGTTTGAACATGAAAAATCCACCCCCAACTGAACCGAGTAGGGATGACATGGCACAAATCATTAAGGCTATCTCAGCCATATTACATTAATCATACAAAATTAATCCCAAAACGTTTCTTCATGAATTTCTCAACACCCTGAAACGTAGGAAAACTCCAGAGGTACCAACGGGACCAAAAACCGGCCCCGCTGATACCGCTCATCTTCCAATTCTCTTTGTCGCTCCGATCGACATTTAACATTTTCGTTTGGATCTTCTTGGGATCTCGTTCTTCTATGGTTTGTCTGGGTACATGACCCCCATGGCGCAACACATAGGAACGCATACGTGAAGGATTCTTGTGTTTGGTGTAGTCGGAATATCCACTGGCACCAAAGTCAACAGTCCTGCCGTCTTCTAAGACAGCCCTGAACTTCTTTTTAGGGTTAGGGCTACGAATAATTTTGACGCGCATACTTATATTTTACTGAGATTTTTTAGTTGCCGCAGCAGCTGTAGTGCTCCTTCTTATGACCCATCATCTCAGTCTTGGGGAGGAAGAAGAGCTTTTCAGGGCCACGCTGGACACGGTACATGTGGTCATACATGTGGAGGAGGCCAACGGTCAGCGCAAGGCTGGCAACGACGACACCGTTCATCTTACGCGCGGTGAAGGCATAGGCCGCAATGAGACCGACGAGCACCATCTGGACGATGGTAAGCTGGGGGAGAGCGGGCATGGAGAAGCGAGACTCGGTGGTCGCAACCTCCTCAGTGGGCTTGGGCTCGGCATACATGGACTTGGGGTATCCGGGCATTTTTATTATCTACTGAGAAAATAATGTGGCGGTTTATGTTTGTGCCCATACTGATGGTCCTGTATGATTATGTAAAACCACCTATAGACCACCTCTATTTTTCAAATCTACATCGACCACTCCTTGGTATACAAAATACATTCAGGGAAATAGTTAAGTGTCTACCAGAGTATGATGTAAAGAATTATCCAGGTCTTCTTCTACTGAAACTCCATTATCCCAAATTACGTGAAGAGTTTGAAAAAGTTTCACCAACTCTAGAAAAGACGTGGTACCATGATACTAACCCATGGTTTGAAAAGAATGATGGATACTATTTTTATAAAGCTGAACAATTCCCTCTCCTAAATAGTCTCATTCGTCAAATACCATGTATAAATAGAGAGGGTGCTTCATTTGCGGTCATAGAGGGTCCCATGGTCTTACACCCACATCGTGCTGAATCAAATGAACTCCTACGATACCAGTTGACTATACATGGTGATGGGGATTGTAGCTTGTACACTGATAAAGGTCGGCACATACACAAAGAGGGTGAAGATATCCTCTTTGACCACGCGAGATATCATGAACTGGCGAAAACCGGGGACGGTCGAAGGGTTGTACTCATCTTGGATATTCACAGGTGATTGTGACACACTGCTTCATACATATCACTCCCACCGATAAGTTCTAGGGTTTTGTCTTTGACAATCCTCTTGGTAAAAGGACCCGGTGTTCCATCGTTACAAAGCATACATAGTGCTGAAAGTTTAGTTACGTCACTTGCGAGAGGGATACAGTCGATGAGTTCACCAAACTTTCTCTGAAAACAGTCTCCATCAAGACCTGCGATAATAATTGATTTTTCTAGGTATAAACACCCTTCTATGAATTTTTTGAGTCTGGGAAAGAATTGTGCTTCATCTATGGCTATGATATCAGCCCGCTCAAATTCATCCGTATCGATGATATCAAATAGGTCATACACTTTGTGGCAATTAAACTTAACATTGTCATGCGTTTTCAAAACTTCTTCAGGTGATCTGGTATCTTTCGCTGAGTTGACAATCATGACTTCCTTACCAATGACTTTTAGACGCTTAAGTCGACGGATAAGTTCGGATGTTTTACCGGAAAACATATTCCCCATAATAATCGAAAGTCCCATCTCAACTAATTATTATAATATTGTATTTTTTATATGGGTGAACTTCACAAATGTATCTTCAATGGCCACAAGGGGTACTACAATCCTAGGACAGGTCGTGTCAGGTTCGGAAAATGCATCTATCCCAATATCGCTTCGGCTATAAAATATCTCAAGTAAAAAGTAAGATGAACAGATTTGTCAATTCTACAGCTCTTACTGTGTCATTATCTTATATCCTAACAAATATCCAGAACCGTTCAAATTTTAGAAAGGAATACGTCATACCACTTATAGCTCTTTTAATGACAAAATATATTGTTGGTGATTTCGACACGGGTTATACCTGGACATTGAATGATATTATTTTCGTTTCGTATATTTTATTACTATCATATGCGGTAGTAAGATTTTCTAAGTAAAAGGTAAGATGCCTCTCACCGATGCTCAAATTGCTCGAAAAGTTGGGCAACTGCGTAGAACAGAAGGTCAAATCTATGCACCCCTCAAATACTTCAGGGGGCTTGGGACTCTCAAGGAGGTTGAAACTCGTTACAAGAAGATGCTCAAAAAAGATTACACCAAGTTTAGAACAGACGAAGGACGAAAGACGAAGACTTCCTCCTACACCCAAAAGTTCAGGAAAAGGTACGGCTCAGATGTCAAGTCGTTACCAGATATTGCGAAGGCTACTGGCATTCCTCTAAAAACTGTGAAGACCATCTACAACAGGGGACTCGCTGCGTGGAGAACCGGGCATCGACCGGGAGCTTCTCCACAGGCGTGGGGGTACGCGAGGGTGCATAGTTTCGCCACTAAGGGGAAGACGTACTACACTGCTGATAAAGATCTGCGTTAAATACAAGATGGTTCACCTAGACCGAATACACGAAGAAATACGTGTTTTAAACATAAAAGACGAAACCTTACTGTCGTTTCGTGTTTTTGAGAATTTCAATAAAAGACTGGATCATTTTAAGACGATAAAGTTGGGTATGTTCCCAGACCGTGTTAAATTGACGGAAGAAGAAGAGGAAGAAAAGCGATATATCGATACATATTTCAAAACCCTAGAGGAATTGTTTCCAGAATTAGAGGCTAAATGGCGGAGGAGATATTGTTAAAGATTAGACACTTTTATGACACGGTTTACATAGTGATCGCAAGATACAATTATCTTCATGAAATTTATACCAAGCGTCGTTTATTTCTCTATCTTTTTCTAAAAATGCGTCGGTTCTTGTATCTTTCGGTCTCCGAGCTCCATCATTTAACTCACCCGATTTTCTAAATGTCGTGGGTATGGATTTTTCCCATATTTTTTCTAAAAATGTTTCTGAAAGTAGTTTGAATGTAAGGGGGGGCTTGTGATCAACATCTAGATCATCTATATGAAATGGTTTCTTACAAATGTCACATTCTGCTGGATTATTGTCTTTGAAGTTTTGTGTTTGGGGAAGAATTGTAGAACGCATAGCCCCCCGTTTTAGTTTATATTCTTGTGATTGTTGAGGTGTCTCTATTTTTTTATGACAGCATTTTTTTAAACCAAATGTGTTTAATCCAAGATGATTTTCTATCCAAAATTCGGGATTTTTTTTATCATTTGCATTAATTCTAACTTCAATATCCATTATATCATCAAAACGATTGGTATGATATTTTGGGTGACGTTTAATCATTATACAAATTTTTCTATATATATCCGGTCGTGTATTTTTTAGTTTAAACGGACATGACCGAATATCAATAGAATTTGTGAGTTGTTTATGTTGGTCTATTCTCCACTTAGCAGTTGTTTTTTGGTCAAGCCATTTATCTTCCGTAAAATCGTTATTTAAATTTTGATTATAACACGTAAGATCATTATAATCTTGGGAACTCATCCAACCACCTCCACGTATCGACATACCCTGCTTTGATAATCCCATTTAACAATCTTAAAGTTTTGGCTTTATATAAGTTTAAATGGACAGCCCCCGTGCCCTACGTTCATCACCCCGTTTTATGTCTATGACCAAAGATGCTAGGCGTCAGCGCTCCCCTCCACCTGAAGAACCTAAGGAACGAATCTCTTGGGACGACTACTTTCTAAAAGCTGCGACTTTGGCATCTATTCGCTCCCCATGTGATAGACTAAAAGTGGGCTGCGTTATAGTGAAGAACAATAGACTCATAAGTATGGGGTACAACGGATTCCTGGCTGGTACAGATCATAGGTCTATCGTACGTTGGGGTCACGAGCAAGCCACGATTCACGCAGAGATTAATGCCATCACCGATGCAGCGAAGAGAGGTGTCTCCATCGACGATTCTGTGGCCTACATCACACATTATCCATGTATCAATTGTTTCAAAGCCCTCGCGAGTAGTGGTGTCAAAAAGATATATTACCAAGTTGATTACAAGAATGATCCAATCCTCGAAGATTTGGGCTACGGAATTTCTCTAATAAAGTTATAGGATGATACTTCTGGACCAAATAGCACGTTACATATCCAAAGATATCATGTTACCTACACGATGTTATGCGACTAAAAAGCAACTCGTATGTATAAAGGATTGCTGTGATTGTAAGATTTTCTGTAAAAAACCACCAAAGGGTTCAGCACCTGCGGTGGTACTATTAAAGAATAAATACCCATAAAGAGTAATGGATCTTTCAAGTTTAACTAAAAAGGATCTTTCCAGGCTTCCCAAAAACCTTTTGGATATACTCCAATCTAAAGATCTCTCGATGCCTCAGAAAATGATGGCATTTAACATGTCCATACCAAATCTACCAGCTACTCCAGAACACGATAAGGCATACGACGACAACCTGGAGGTTGGTCGTACGATTAAGCGTCTTGTGAAAGAGGGGAAGATTAGCATTAATGGGTTAGACAAGGACTTTAAACTAAACATAATTACCAACTCGCAGTAGCGACCTGATGACGCTGGTTTGCCTCCGGGTCAGCTTGTGCGGGGTCAAATATAATCTTGCGCTTCACTTGAGACGTTTCCTTTCGTTCCACGTGAGACGTCTTATTACCCGACGCATAGGGTACGGAAGAATGGTGTAGACAGATGCGCACCTTGCCATCATCGTTGCGCTTGTAGCCGAATGTATATTCAACATCTGAAATTTCACCGGTTGTAGCACACGTGAACTCATAGGTACCCATAGCGTGAGCTACATCACCATGACAGTCAATCTGGTGATTATTGAAGATCACCCTACTGAAACCCTTCTTGGCATTGATAGCGAACCCCTGATCTTCTTTGAAACCACTAATTACGGCATCGTGACCCACAAAGTAAGACATCGCATCATTGGCGGTAGGACGAAACTGTTGCTCTGCAGCTTTCGTGGGTTTGAAAAGTACGTTAGAGTGGTCATACCCATACAAATCACCTGCACGCTGACCAGCGAGACTGACGTAGTCTCCACCCGAGAGAAATGAATTTGAGATGTCCACGATAGACTGCGCCCAGAAGTTCTGTGCCTCGATGACTTCACGTTCGGTCACATGGTTGATAAGTTGAGAGGCTTCATTTAGATGAGAAAAATCCTCCATAACTTTTGTCATTGGTGGACGCCTGCGAGTAGTTGACGATTTATTAAATCCACGAGCTGCATTGATTTCTGTATCATATTGTTCCGGGTCGGTAAATACTCGAGTTCTAACGTTGCGTGTAGGTGGGATCATAAAGGTGAGTGCGAAAGACATGTTTGATATCTAATGGTTCTATTCTTTATCTTTCTTTTGACCTGGGCGAATAGCCCATTTATTTTCCTTGTTAAACTTCTCATAATCAATCTCTTTAATCTTAAATTTCTCCATGATGAACTTCTTTAGGGGATGAACACCCTTTTCAGAATCTTTGTTTTCTTCCTCGTTTGGGGGGCGACGCCTCCCCTCACCTGGAGCTTCAGCTGGTTCTACAAAATCATTCTTCTTGGCTTGGACACGGATATTGGGTCGTACGATATTAGGCTTTAGTGTAAACATTTTACTATGGACAGATATTATCTTTAGTAATGAATGATACCATTGGCTGCGAGACCCAATTTTGCCGCGGTCATGACAGTAAGACCAATCGCAATTTGGGGGTACTCCACCTTGAGTAGACGACCAGCGATTGTCATGGGTAGAATCCATGTGACGAGTTGGAGTTGTGCGTAGTTCACGAGGTCGGGGTTAGGAAGTGCGGCTTGAACACGCTTGGGTTGTGCGAGACGTCTGTTAGACCTCTTTCTTTTTTGAAGTAACTTTGTGGGAGTTTTCTGAATATTGACGGGTGCAGCGAGTGTTGCCATTTTTCTACATTTTTCAACATTCTAATCTTTAAACACCTAAGTGGAGCCCGACTCCCATAATAATCATTCAACTCACAAACAACATGTCTACTACCATGAACTCCCGTTCTAT